ACTCCTGCCGAAGCAACTTGCTTTCCTTGAGGCGAAGGAACAAGAGGTCTTGTTCTCGGGAGCCTTCGGGGCGGGAAAGACGCGGGCACTGTGTTACAAGGCGCTTGAGCATGCGCGGATACCAGGGAACTACGTCGGGCTGTGCCGGAAAGAACGGGCAGCGCTCATGCCGACAACCCTCAAAACGCTCCTTGAGGAGATTCTTGACCCATTGCGAGACGAACTCCACGCCAGGGTTTATGAACACAAGCAGACCAGGAGCACGATTGCTCTGGAAGGCGGCGGGGAAATCTATTACTTCGGTTTCGACGAGGAAACAAAGCTCGGCTCCCTCGCCTTTGGAGCTGTCGGGATAGACGAGGCAACGGAGATTGACGAGAAGGAATACGACATGCTGCTCGGTCGCCTGCGGAAACCCGTGGACCCGAACCCGCAATTGTTCGGTGCCTGCAATCCATCGGGCCCGGCGCATTTCCTGTATCACAAATTCTTTGAGGAGAATAAACCCACTCGCAAGCTAATCCATACCCAATCCAGCGATAACGTGTTTTTGCCAGAGACGTACCGCACGATCTTGGACGGCTTCACGGGACAGGCCCGGGCTCGTTACGTGGACGGGCAATGGGTCGCATTCGAGGGACTGGTGTATGACCGCTGGGATCGCGACATCTACGTCAGGGAGCGAAAGGACATATTCCCCTGGACGATATGTGGCGTGGATGATGGATATACGAACCCGTTCGCCGCGAGCCTGTGGGGAATGGATGCGGACGGGCGTCTGCATCTCATGCAAGAGGTCTATCGGAGCGGCCTTCTGCCGGCAACGAAGATTGAGATTCTTCGGGAGATAGAGGCGAACCTGTACGTGGTAGACCCATCAGCGGCGAGTCTAATTGGGGATATGCGAGCTGCAGGACTGAATGCGAGGCCAGGCGACAATGCCGTCCAGGATGGGATTCTATGCGTACAAGACCTGTTCACGATTCCGGGAGATGGTATTCCCAGGTTCACCGTGTCTCCGGAGTGTGTGTCCTTCATTCGTGAGGTCGAGAGCTACGCCTGGATGAAGGGGAAGGACAAGCCGGAACCTGTAATGAATCACTTGATGGATTCCTGGCGGTATCTCGTGAAGTGGATACATGACAATTGGCGATATGCTCCAGGCATCGCCACAGCAATCATCCACCAAGGGCGAGGCGATGGAACGTTTGCGATTTGAGGAACATAACGAATGAGCTTGTTCAAACGAAAACAGAGTGAGACAGACCCGGAAACGATGCGCATCGCTCGACTGATTGAAGGAGCAAACCTGCTGCGGGTTGAGACAGCAAAGCGCCTTCTCGAAGAGGTGTCAAAATATTACGAACCTGAGCCAGACGAGGCGGGCTGGACCCTCATTGCACAGGCAGGCAAAACCATTGCGGAGCGCGGTCTTGACCAAACAACGCTTGATGGGTTGCGAACTCTCTCCCGGAAACTCGCTCTTCAAAATTCACACATGAAGGCGCTACTCAGGAACTATCAGAAGTATATCCTGGGGCATGGAATAACAATCTCCGCCGCGAAAGATGATCCCCAGAGAGAAGCGAAGGATAAAGCGTGGCGAATGTTTCAATCGGTAAACCACTGGGATCGGCGGCAGAAGGAAATCGTGTTACGAGCGTTCCGAGACGGGGAGTGTTTCCTGCGATGTTTTGGCGACGGGCAGGATACGAAGGTGCGTTTCTTAGAGCCGGAGTGGGTACAGGACCCTCAAGGGCGAGTGCTGTTCGGCATTGAAACCCAGACCGACCCTCCGGACAACGAAACAGTTGTCACCTATTGCTACAACCCGACCGGAATCGGGGCAGATAATGTCGAGAAAATTGAGGCGGGAGATGTGATCCACATCAAGCTTGGCGTGGATAGCGCCTGCTTGCGGGGGATTCCGTACCTCTATTCCGAATTCCAAAAGTGCAATGACTATGACACATGGCTGCATTATCTGCTGGTCTATCTCAAGGTCGCCACAGCGATTGTGCTCCTGCGAAAACACGCTGGCATGGGGCCGACACAACTTGCCGCCTATGCTGACAAGCTCAAGACCAGCGATAAGGTGAACTCCACGGGCACGAGCACGCGGCAATGGAAAGTCAACCCAGGCACGGTCGTTGACATTCTTGAGGGCGAGGAATGGAACTATCTCACTCCCAAGCTCGATGCTGGGCCCTTGACTAATGGCGGGCGAGCGATTCTGCTTGCGATTGCAGCGGGGGCAGGGCAGACGGAGCCGATGGTATCAGCAGACGCGAGCAACGCGAACTATGCCTCCACGATGGTTGCGGAGGCCCCGGCGATCCGGGAATACGAGGACTGGCAGGATTTCTTCTCTGAATATTTCGTGCAGGTCTGGCGAAGAGTCACAGGCACATCTGCCGATGAGGACTATGAGCCGAATGTAACTCTGCCGAGGATTGTTTCCCGCAATCGCCTCGAGGAGGCAAAGGCGGACGAGGTGCTGGCGGTGCAAGGGGTTATGAGCGTACAGACCTGGCGAGAGCGGGAAGGACTCGACCCTGACACGGAGAAGGAGAACCTCCAGAATGAAATGGCGGAAGCGCTGGGGCCAAAACGGAAAAGCGTGACGGGGGAAAATGAACCTCCACCGCAATACCAGGAGGAGACGTGATCACCGAAGCCATCAAAGGCACGAGCGGGAACGTCAGGATATTCGACCGGCTCCTCCGCCAAAGGATTGCTCTGGTCCGCGAGGAGAATGCCGTCGCTAAAGAGGCAACGTCGCTGAGCACACAGGGAGAGCGAGAGTTCAGGGAGCATTTCTACGGAACGTTTGCAGCCCAGCGACCGGACGCGGATGCGCCCGTGAATATGCCGCTTCTGAATACCCTGGCGAGGGACGTGCAGGACTGGACGGGGGAGAACATGGGGAGGGTGATAGTAACGCTCGACAGACGATTACGGGCACGGATTGAGGACGAATACCAGGTGATCACAAACACTTTCTTCCATGTGCTCCCGCATCCCTTTGAGGAAAAAACGCAGGCACAGTGGGCGCAGATCGCCTCCCGCCTCGGAATCTACCGGCCCCTGCCGGAGGAGAGTTACGAGGAAATTCTCGACAACCCGGATATGTGGGATGGGTACTATTGGCGGGAACGGCTGGAGGATGCGAAGGATGGAGTATTCCTCTCGGCGAAGCGTTCTCTTGCCCGCTCGATGGGAGAGGGCGAGAGTATGCCGCAAGCATGGCGGCGGTTCAGGGAAATCCTCGATGGTGTAACCCTAACCGCCGAGCTTGTTACGCGGACGGAGATTCAGCGGGTCAGCAACGAGATCGCCGAGCAGGTCTATCAAGCGAACTCCGATGTGGTGACTGGCGAATCAGTTGTGGCGACGCTTGACGATCGATGTTGTTTGGCCTGCGCGGCAGACGATAGAACGGAATGGGCGTTGGATGACCCTAAGAGACCCGTGTTCCCGCGACACCCGCGTTGCCGATGTTTCTACGCTCCGATGACGAAGTTCTGGGAACGCCTGGGGGTTGAACCGCCGGAAGGGACACGGGCGGGCTGGTGGTCAGATAAGGACGGCGAGCTTCACCGGAAGCAGGTCCCGGCGAACATGAACTTCTCGCAGTGGTTCGGTGAACAACCCGCGGCGTTTCAGAGGAGTTACCTCGGACCCTCACGGTACGACGCCTATCACAAGGGCGATTACAGTCTCAAGGGCTTCGTGAATGACGGGAAAATTATCCCGCTCAAAAAGCTGAGTATGAACTGAACGGAGGAAAAATGGACACAGACAAATGCGACCTTAAAGTTCGACATGTCGTATTTCTGCTCGCGCTTGCCGTGATTGTTGCGTGGGCGTTGTTTCATGGCGAGATTGTGAAGCGAGTGAGTGCCGAGGGCACGGCGAACCAATTCTATCCGCACGTCGTTGGCCAGTCGGCTTGGTTTCAGACGCTCGGAAGCGCAATCACCACAGAGGTGATAGAAGCCAATGCGACCCCGTTCCTCTCGGAAACAGGGATGATCCAGATTGCCGTCATCGTGAATAGCGGAAGTGCTACGGGAGGCACAATCACGGTGTACACCAAAGTGTCGAGCACAGATACCGTCTATGTGGCAATTCCTTCGGCCACCTATACCCTCACGGCTTCGGCTTCTAAGGTCAGTGACAAAATCACCGTGGGCCCCGGCTATCACAAGCTGGTTGTGACGACCCCAACAGGGACGTTCAACATTACCCTCAAGGTAAGAGACTTCTGATATGAGACGATTTTTTGTCATCGTTCTTCTTCTGCTCATTGCCTTGCCTTTGCCGGCGGCAGAACAAAGCCGCAGGCGACGTGCAGACGACGATGCTGGTCTGTTGCTGGACGTGGACTTTACGGGTGAGGGCATCTACGTCAAGAAAGCGGCTCCGGACACGGTGCCTATAATCACGCGAGCCTCGTCTGCGCTCGAGTATTGGCGGCAGCCTGCGAGACTGGCAGCAACCAACATTCCTCGTTTCTGGCCCGGACAGGGCATTCTCATCGAGGGCGCCGATACCAACGTTCTAACGAGGAACACCGGGACGAGCCAGGAGGACATTGACCTCCGCTGGAACAACATGGACAACGGCTGCCTTCGGGCGTTCTTCTTCGAGAAGAACTGCAACGACGAGATGGCCGTGGCCAATGGGACAGCGACGGACATAACCTACACGGCAGCGTTCCGAGACTACACCAGGGGCACCAATTTCCGAAGCTACGCGGCGGAGTTCAACGGCACGTCGAGCAAGGTGAGCATCGGCTCGGCGGCGGACATAGACGACCTTGTTGAGTTCACCTTTGCGGCATGGATTTACCTGACGGATGCGGGCGGCAGTTCGGCGGGCAAGATTTTCTACAAGGCGGCGACTTCGGACGCCCTTTGGATTTCGTGCTCTGCCGCAGACGGCGGCAATGTGGGACTTAGTGCTAAGGTCGGCTATGACACGACAAACGCCACGTCAACGATAGTCGGAGGCATGGGCAGTGGAAAACTCGAACAGTTCCGTTGGCATCCTGTAGCCTTCACCTACAGCGAGAGTGGCGACCGGAAAATCCATATTTTCATAGACGGCACGGAGATTCCGGTTTACACAACACAGGTTGCCAGCGTGGGGACGCGAACCGCTGACGCTGCTGACACGGCATACATCGGCAATCAGGATGATGGGGCACGGGCGATTCATGGGATAATGACGGAAGCCCTCCTGTACAACCGGGCCCTCTCCGCAAACGAAATCAAGTGGCTTGCCCATGACTTCACCTATCTTGATTGGGGCGCTCCGCTCCGGGCGCACATCTTCCCCAAGAGCGCGAAAGTGGACCCGTCGAAACAATCGCACGGGATGCTCAGCTTCGAGTTCCATGATGGCTACGAATCTCACTACCTGCTTGCCAAGCCCGCGCTTGAAGGCAAAGGCGTTGTCGGCGTCATTGGCTGCCCGACGGACGCGGCACACTTGGGAGCGGTGGGACGGCTTAGCGTAGCACAGATGCAGGACTTCATCGCGGACGGATGGGAGATTGCCTCTCATTCCGTTGACCACGGATGGCACGGTGACTATGACGAAGCAGGACTCCGGGCGCAGTTCGCAAACTCAAAGGCGACGCTGGAAGCCCTCGGCGCGACCGTCAATCACTACATTTGGCCCGGCGGTTCGCCGCAGGAATGGGCCCGGGCAATCTGCTCTGAATACTACCTGTCTGCCAGCGATTCGGGATGCTGGAACGTCCCGCCCGTTCCGCTGTTTGGACTCGGCGGGGTGAACATTGACGATCCGGCCTATCTGACTACATATCAGGCCAACATTGACATGGCCTACACCAGCAACTCCTACCTGATATTCCACATTCACGACGTGGACGCGGCGGACGTGACCTGTCTGGATGCGCTGATTGACTACGCACAGGCCAAGGGCATTCCCATTGTCACGCGGCACGGCGGATACCAGAACCTTGTTGAGATTCCCACGACCGGGCCGCTATATGACGATTACTCCATTCGCCTGCAAGAGACGAGCGGGGCCGCTCAACAGTTCTATCAGCCCAAGACCTTGACGGCAGTGAAATACATCATTTCCTTTCTTGCGTGCAACCCGGATGGCAGCGCTGTGACTTCCGCAAACGTCAAGGCTTTCGCGGACACGGCTCTGACAAATGAGATTACCACAACCTATTATGAGCCACTCGGGAATGGGGCGTATTTGTGCTGGGGCGTGTTCACGGGGACAGCCGCAACATGGAATGTCGGCGTGGAGGTGCCCGCTGGTGGTGGATACATCTGGACGGAGAAAGCTCCAATGTTGGGGGGACAACCGGACATCTTCTCGCTGGAAGTGTACAACGACAAACTCTATGGCGGTACAGACGCAAGCGGCAGGTTGTATGAATGGAACGGCACAGATGCTTGGGTACAGAAGGCCCCATACATCGCTTCTGAGACGCACATCTATTCTCTCAAGGCACGCACTGACGGCCTGTACGCGGGCACTTACCCGAACGGAAAACTTCTGAAATGGAATGGCGTTGACGCCTGGACTGTCAAGGCTCCGAAGCTTGGCAGCGAGACATTCATCTTTGCCCTTGAGGAAGATGATGACGGAAACCTATATGCCGGCACCGGCTTGAACGGGATGCTTTACCGCTGGAACGGGACGGACGCCTGGGTGCAAGTCGCGGGGACCTTTGGGAGCGAGACACAGATTCGCGCCCTGAAGTGGTACGAAGGCAAAATGTACGGAAGCACCTATCCGCACGGGCTGCTGCTTGAGTGGAACGGGGTAGATGCGTGGACGCAGGTTGCTGGACAATACAGTGCCGAGACAGCGGTTTACGCTCTTGAGGTTCACAGGGGCAACCTCTACGGCGGATCGGGCCCGCATGGATTCCTTTTGGCATGGAACGGAATTGATACGTGGCTACAGCGCGCCCCTCAGTTGAGTGAAACGCTTATCTTTTCTCTTGAGGAGCACGAAGGAGAACTGTACGGCGGCACGTCGTCACATGGGATGCTCTACCGCTGGGATGGCGCATCCGCCTGGATACAGAAGTGCCCGCAACTTGGCGAGACGCGGACGTACGCGCTGAAATCTTTCAACGGCAAACTCTACGGGGGCATGGGGAACGTCAACGGAAAGCTCTACGAGGCGGATGGCCCGAATGTCGTCTATGTTTCCGTGCCCACCTGCCACATCGCGGCCCCTGCCAGCGAGGGCGGCGACTTCCCTCGCAGTCCTATCCCCAACACGACGGGGGCGAGCATCACGCGGGCGGCGGACGTGTTGACGATTCCGGCGGCGGGCAATATCGGGACGGCGGAGGGGACGATTGATGTGGAGTGCGTGGCGCCTTGTACCGAAGGCGAGGTCAGCTCTCCCTCGTTACAGCTTTTTCGATATTATAAGGATGTAAACAATGACATTGCCATTCGCACTGCCTCCGCAACTGATAAGACGGGGTTTTTTGTGCGAATGGGAGGTCTAAGCGCTCCCTCGGAAGAGGCAGTATCGGGCTTTTCTCGAAACATCCTTTCCAAGTTTCGTTTGTCTCTTCGGCAAGCAAACACACTGGATGGTACTAATTATGTAATACTATATCATAACATAGGAACAGGATGGAGCACGCTGT